GCGAGGTTGGTGACAGAGTAGGTGGTGGCTGCGTAGCTGGGGCTCTGGAAGTAAGACATCTCAATCTCCATAAAGTGCGGTCATCAGCGACCGTAAGAGCAGTTATATTTGAAATTTTTTCAACCGTCAAGCGGGTCGTCAAAAATTGTAATCATAAAACTCGACGGCGCGGCCCTCGTCGAACCGGACGCCTTTATGAGCCCAGCCCTTTTTGGTCATGCGGACTGTCTTTGTGAAGCCGGGAATGATGCGCTTGAACAGCCACGTCTGGTCTGACTGGTTGTCGCAGTGGCCGCAGAACCCGCCGGGGGTGATGCTGGGCTGCCACTCGGGGTCGCGTGAGACCTCTACTTTGGCGAGCGTCACAGTCTTGGCTGTGCGGTCAATCTCGACCCACGGGTACGACTGGCTGTAGCCGTTCTCGGTGAAGTAGGTGCGGCCTTCGGGAAGGTTTTTGATGTTGGTGTACATGTCAATCTCCATAAAATCAGGTTGTTAGCAACCATGAGAAGCATCATATTTGAAGTTTTTTCAATCGTCAAGCGTCGATTGTATATTTTTCGGGAGAGTGTTATCGTTTCCTCACGATTTTGATGGGGAAGCGACGAAAATGCCAAGGTTCAAGCCGACGCCCGAGAAGCCCCTGCCGGGGAGGCCGGGTCGTCCGTCCACGTACAGCGAGGCGACCGCTGACGAGATTGTGCGGCGCATGATCGAGGGCGAGAATGTAAGCAAGATTTGCAGCGAGGAGGGGATGCCGTCGCGCGCTACGGTTTACGGGTGGTTTGACCGCCACCCCGAATTTCGTACACGGTGCGCGCGCGCGTATGAAGCTTTGGCCGACCATCTGGTGGACAAGATCGAGCAGATGGCGGACGCCGCGACCGCCGCCGACATCGAGCAGGTCAAGCTGAAGATTTCCGTCGCGCAGTGGCGGGCGATGAAGGTCGCGCCGCGAATGTACGGCGACAGGGTGCGCGCGGAGATCACGGGCGCGAACGGCGGGCCGGTGCAAGTGCAGGCCCTGACGATTGATGCGCGGGCTCTGATACCCGAACATCGGGAGGCGCTGAAGCAGGCCCTGCTGGCGGCGAAGAATGCAAAAGGGGAAAAGTGATGATGGAAAGTGAAGAAGATTTGATGTCTTTCGCCCTCGACGAGGAGAAAATGGCCGTCCTGACCTACTCACGCCTTATGTCTCCCAGAAATCGCGGGGAGACTGAGGACATTGCCGCGATGCAGGTCGTGTTGATGACGCAGGCAATCCGCATGCGCTTGGCGCTGAGGCATATTGCGCGCGGAGATGGTGGCGACAGAAAAAAGGACATGCGCAAGTTTGCCGCGCAGGCGCTTGAGTACGCCGAAAGCTTTACGCGCGAGGACCTCATCGCGTCTTACAAGCGCATCGCCAAGCCGGAGGAGCACTGATGACTGACAAAGTAATCAGCACCGGCTGGCACCACCAGTACGGCTGGCTGCGCCGCCCGGAACTCGACGACGCCAATGGCTACTGCTACGAGGAGCCGGACGGTGGCCTCGTCTACACGCCGCACGCCCGGCACCGCAGGAAGGTCCGTCTCGCGTGCCGCTTCGACGAGGACGCGCAGGAGAACTATCTCTCGATCAGCTACGTGCCGTGCCCCGAGCCGAGACGCATAAAATGACCGCGACAGTCCTGCGCTACGACGGGCAGCCCATCGACATCGAGCGACAGCTCATGGAGATCTCGCGCGCGGAGTGTGAGGAGAGCCTGAGCGAGTTCATCCGCCAATCTTGGCATGTCATCGAGCCAGCCATGCCGTATGTGCATGGTTGGCACATCGATTTTATTTGCGAGCATCTTGAAGCGATCACCGACGGCGTCGAGCTGGACGACGGCTCGCCGTACAATCGCTTGCTGGCTAACGTGCCACCGGGCACGATGAAGAGCCTCGTCGCCAACGTGTTCTGGCCCGCTTGGGAGTGGGGGCCGCGCAACATGCCGCACCTGCGCTTCGTCTGCGCCGCGCACAAAGTCGAGAACCTCTCGGCGCGAGACAGCCGCCGCATGCGCCAGCTCATCACGTCCGACTGGTATCAGGCGCGATGGGGCGACCGCGTGTCCCTGTCCAAGGACCAGAACGAGAAGTTGAACTTCCAGAACAGCCGGGGCGGCTTCAGGATCGCGACCGCAATCACGTCGCTGACGGGTATTCGCGGCGACCGCGTGATCATCGACGACCCTCACAGCGTCGACAGCGCGTCGTCTGAGGCGCTGCGCCAGAGCGAGGTGGCCACGTTCTTGGAGGCCATCCCGACGCGCCTCAACGACCCGATCCACAGCGCCATCGTCGTCATCATGCAGCGCCTGCATGAGGATGACGTCTCCGGCGTCATCATCGACAAGGACCTCGGCTACGATCACATCATGCTGCCCATGCGCTACGACCCGACGCGCCACTGCGTCACGGCGCTGGGCATTGAAGACCCGCGCCGCGAGGAGGGCGAGCTGCTGTTCCCCGCCCGGTTCCCCGCGTCGGTCGTCGACCGCGACGAGCGCGCAATGGGCCCCTACGCGAGCGCGGGCCAGTTCCAGCAGCAGCCGACACCGCGCGGCGGCGGCGTCATCAAGGCCGACTGGTGGCAACCTTGGGGAGAAGGCTCGTACCCGCCAATGGACCTCGTCGTCGCCAGCCTCGACACAGCGTACACGACGAAGCAGGAGAACGACTACAGCGCCCTGACCGTCTGGGGCGTGTTCACCACCGACCGCTCCGTGGCGCAGCCGACCAACGTCGCCCGCCGCGACGGGGAGGGTTTTGTCGCCAATGAGCGCGTCTACGTCGAGGGCGCTCCCCGCGTCATGATGATGGGCGCGTGGCAGGAGCGCCTTGAGCTTCCGGACTTGGTCCAGAAGGTCGCCGAAAGTTGCCGCAAGATGGGCGTCGACCGCCTGCTGATCGAGAGCAAGGCGTCGGGCATCAGCGTGTCGCAGGAGATCCGCCGCCTCTACGGCCACGAGGATTGGGCCGTCCAGCTCATCAACCCCGGAGCCATCGACAAGCTGGCCCGGCTCTACTCGGTCCAGCACTTGTTCTCGGAGGGCATGGTCTACGCGCCCGACCGCCAATGGTCCGACCTCGTCATCCGCCAGTGCGAAGTGTTCCCCAAGGGCAAGCACGACGACTTGGTGGACACCGTCAGCCAAGCCCTGCGCCATCTGCGCGAGCTGGGCGTGCTGACCCGGTCAGCCGAGCGCATGGCCGACATCGACGAGCAGATGCGCCACCGGGGCGCGCCGCCCGAACCGCTTTACCCATCGTGAAGAAGAATTATCCAATGAAGTTCAAGACTAGACGCCTCTGGGACAGAAAAAACATGAGGCTGAACAATATATTTGCAGCTTTGCAGACCCGTGTTGTACAAAACAAAACGCCAGTAACACTTCCGAAGATCAATGGTTTGACTTTGGATGAGATTGAAAAGAAGTATGGACCGCTATGAGAGAAAGAATACTTGCCAAAGCGACAGTAGATGTTGAGAAGAGCGCGACGCCAATCGCTCTCGGCAAATACAGGGTCGAGGTTTGGGGCGAAGCGCCACACGATTACGTTCGCATCTATACGTTGCAGGCGCGGTCTGATACTATGGCCGCACAGGAAGGTCTTCGCCTATTTGTCGAGGATATTGAGCGTCTATTGTCCGAAAAGGGCTGAACATGCCGACACCCGGCCTCGTTAATCCGAACATCCGCCTCCCCGGCTTCCCGGAGCCAGAGCTGCCGGACGTAATCATCGAGGCGGGCGAGGACGTCCCCGACGTCGACGCCAACGGCGACATCCTGCGCATCGAGCACGACGACGGCTCCGTGACCGTCAGCCTCGACGGCAAGCCCATCGACGGCCCCCGCGAGCAGACGGGCGGCGCTTGGTTCGACAACCTCGTCGAAAAGATCGACAGCGGCGAGCTGTATCGGATCGCCGACACGCTGCTGCGCGGCATCGACGACGACATCCAGAGCCGCAAGGAGTGGATCGAGGACCGGGCGACCGGCATCGGCCTGCTGGGCCTCAAGATGGAGATCCCCGGCCTTCAGGGTTCGTCCGACGGCGCGCCGGTCGAGGGCATGAGCAAGGTCCGCCACCCGCTGCTGCTTGAGGCCGTGCTGCGCTTTCAGGCAAATGCACGCTCCGAGCTGCTGCCGACCGACGGACCCGTCAAGGTCCGCAACGACAACAACAACGCCGACCTCCAGCAGGACCAGCTCGCCCGTTCGCTTGAGCGCGACCTGAACCATTACCTGACCGACACGGCGTCTGAGTATTATCCCGACACCGACCGCATGCTGCTGATGCTGGGCTTCGGCGGCACGGCCTTCAAGAAGGTTTACTATTGCCCGCTGCGGAACAGGCCGGTCAGCGAGACGGTCGACGCCGACGACCTGATCGTGAGTAACAGCGCGACCGACCTACGCAACGCCAAGCGCATCACGCACCGCACCTACATGCGGCCCTCGACGGTCAAGCGCCTGCAGTTGCTGGGTTCGTACCGCGACATCGACCTGTTCCAGCCCAAGGCCGCCAACCTCGACAGCGCCCAGCGCGCCGAGCGCGCGGTTCAGGGCGTGGCCGACTTGGCTTCGAACCCTGACGACCGTGACCGCGAGATCTACGAG